CTGACATATCTTCGAGATCAATTTCCTCGTCGTCCATGTCTTCTTTTTCGTCCTTCATACCATCTTTGTAGCCTTCTTCTTCAGCATCCGTACGAGCGTTTTCTTTCATGTCTTCTTTCTCGTCTTTCAGGCCGTCTTTGTAGCCTTCTTCTTCAGCGTCTGTTCTAGCATTTTCAGATAGTTCAGTTTCAGAATTTTCACTTTCTGATACTTTCATAGATTTAAGTTCTTTTTCGATGTCGTCTTTAGCGTCTTCGAATCCGTCCTTATAACCTTCTTGTTCAGCATCAGTTCGTTTATTTTCTTCTACTTCGGTTTCATTAAGTTCTGCAAGTAATTCGTCAAGAGTGATTTCTTCGTCAATCTCTTCTTTTTTAGCTTCGTCTACTTTATCATCTTCTTTCATCTCTTCATCCATTTTTTCCTTATCAGCTTTTTTCTTAGAATCCATTTCTTCGTTAACGTCGTCTTCTTCATACTTATCGTATCCTTCGTCAACGTCTTCTTTGTCCATTTCTTCTAATTTAGCGGCTAACATAGATTTCAAATGAGGAGTAAAAGCTTCTTCTAATGCAGCTTTAGCATTTGCTATAGCAGTTTCTTTTACAGCTTTAGCATCAGCAATTGCTTCTTTAAGCAAGTCTCTGTTTTTTGACATAATCGCAAAATTTAAGTTTGTGAAATACGGTTATTAAGAACCGTAATAGGGATTAATTTGTTTATCGATGCCATATAGGAGATGGCATATTACGGTTATACGTATATGAATATTTCGAAAAATTAAAAAGTAGAACAAGAACCTTTAGAACAAAGGATTTCTTGTATAATACTATTTACTTTAGTATAATCGTAAGTAATTGATTGTTTACCTTCATTTAAAGTATGCATATATGAACCTGGATTTGATGGTGTAGAAACAAAATCCCAACATAATAATTCAAAATCATCTTGTACTTCCATTACTCCACCTCTATCTTCTAAAGAGCCCATACCACGAGATGAAACACCTACAGTTACACCTGCTTTAATTAATTCTGAAAGTATGTTGCCTGATGGTGTTGGTAATACTTCTATTTTACCCATTACATTATCTCCATCCCACCAATAATCAGAAATAAGATGTGATACATTTTGTAGGTTTATAACTGAAGATTCTGGGTGGTCTAATTCCCCCATTGAACGTCTTTCTTTAATAAGTTCACCATATTTTTCCATCTCTCTATCCCATAGATCTTTAGAATAATATCGTCCATTACCATTTTTTACTTCAGCAGAGGCTAGAATTCCTTCAACCATTAAATTACCCGTTTCTTTATTAACATTTTCAGTTAATTGAAGGGGGTTTACTTTAAATGTATTTACCTCTATTAATAGCTTTTTGCTCATTATTTTTTATTTCATCTTAGAATCTCCAGAAAATTTTCTTTTACCATCAGCTTTTTCCATGTTTTCAGAATCAGCTCTTCTCTGAGCCATATCTTGTTTCTTTTTACCATGTTTAGCACCTTCAGCATCATCTAATCTATCATTGTATCCTTGTTTTTTTTCTTCAATTTCTTCTACTTCATCAACTACTTCTGCTTTTTGGTATTTTTTACCACAAGATTTTTCATAGATTTTTTCCATCTTAGCTTTTCTTTTTTCTAAGATTTTAACTTCTTTCTGCATCTGCTTCATTTTCTTTTTATCCATTAACTCAGATAAATTATCATCTTCAGTAACCATATTAATTCGGTCAGATTTAGCTTCAATAACTTCGCTTAATTTATCTAATTTAGCTTCCATAGCTACAATTTGAGCTTGTCTATCAATTTCTGCTAAATCATTATCTAATGATTCTTTTTTTACTTTATTTTTTCCTGGTCCTTTTGCTTTACCTTCAGCTTCATCATCTCTTTTACCAAATTTTCCATAAGAATCATCTCTACGATCTTTCATAGATTGTTCTTTATCTTTTTCAGCACCTCTACGAGCACCTAAAGATTCGTCTTCTCTATCGTCGTATCCTTGTTTTTTTTCTTCTAATTCATCATTTTCTTCCATCATTTGTTTTACAACATTTCCTTGTTGGGATGCTATAGAATTTGGGTGACCTGAAGTAATAACTCCTCCCATTAATGATTCTTTTACTACTGTTTTTATTTTATCTGAGTATCCACTAGCTTTATATTTTCCACTAGCTTCTTCAACTTTTGAATCTTGATACCCTAAACCTTCAACTCCAAAAGCAGCATTTTTCATATAATAATGACCATCTTTAGCTAAATTTTTAGCTACTACTTTTGTTGCTTCTTTAATTGCGTCTCCCAAATCAGCAGATGATACAGTTTCTCTAACCTTATTCATTTCAAAATAAATTCCTTTTTGAAATTCTTCAGCATTTAAATTATCTATGTTACTTTTATCTGCATAGTCAAAATTATGACTTTCAATTTCTTCTACAGTTTTAGCTATTTTATCGGAATCAACTTTTACAGCTTCATCTTCTTTAGCTTTTTTAGTTTCTTCTGCTAAATATTCAGCAAATTTATTTTCAAAATCTAATTTAGGGGTTGCTTCGATTTGAGTAATAGGTTTAAGATCAACATATCCTAAATTTTCATTAATTAAATCTTTAAATAATTTTTCTGCTTTTTTCATTTTTTCTATTTTAATAAAATTTCAATATCTTTTAAATAATCTTCGATTATATCTGTAGGTTTTATTACAGCAAAGGTATTTGGTTGTTCTCTATATGTTTTTATAGTTTCTATTTTAGCCTGACGTAATGATTTTTTTATACTGTCTAGCTTAATTTCTAATTTATCAAAAGCTTCTATACGTTCCTCATGGAATTTAGATGCTTTATCTTCTTGTTCTTTTATATTACCGTTATACATATTATCTTAGGCTTGGGGTTGCATCTTTATCGCTAAAAAGATTTTTTACTTCTAAACCACTTCCTTTTTGTACGTAATTACCTTTTTTATTTTTAGGTACTAATTTATACTTAAATTGTTTTACATAAGCATTATCATTAACACCATCTGGGCCTGCTTTTGGTCCTGGGCCTAAATCTGCTCCATCTCCTAATTTACCTTCTTTAGCTAAAGTATATCCTAATTCAGTATATGCTTCATCATCAGCTTTAGCACCTTTTTTTCTAAATGCATACGGTGTTAAATAAGCTCCAGCTCCACCAGAAGTAGACATTTCTTCAACTTCCCCTTCCATAGCCATTCTCTTATATTCATCTGGGTATTCATTACGTAAATGTCTTCTAATTTTATTTCTTATAAGTCTAGCATCTTCATATATTTCTCTAAACTTTTCATCATCTTTAGTTTTAGTATAAACTTTTTTGGCCGTGGCAACTAATTCATCTGCTGTTTCATTTAATTTTTCAAATGAAGGTAATTCAATTACGTCCCATCCAACTTGACCTGTTTCTTTGTCAATTTTATTAACTACAAATTTAGTATCACCATCTTTAGAATAAGTAACATCACCCATTTTGTATTTACCATCTCTAGCTAAATTAGGGGCTGGTGCTTCTTTAATTTTATATTTAAATGCCATTTGCTACTTTAATTTCTTTTACTAATTCATAATATTGTAACAAATCAACTAAATTATCATTATTAACTTTAGTTGATTTATTAACTTCAGTTAAATATTTAGATATTTCATTAATTTTAATTTGAATTACTTGGTCTTTAATTTTTTTAGATTCTTCCTTTAAAATGCTTTTTAAATCATTTATTTTAGAATTATAAAAATTTCTTAAGCCAGGTGTTGAATCTACAGAATTAATAAACTCTTTAAGTACTTGTTTTTGATCATTAGATAAATTATCATATTTAGAATTAAATTTTTCTAAAAGTACTTTATAGGTAAGTATTCTTAAATCTTTATCATAAGTTTGAAATTCTTTTAAAACATCTTCTTTAACTTCTTTAGTATTAACTTCTTGCTTAGTTAAATATTCTAATAAAGTTATTTTATTATCAATTATTTGTTTAGAATCATTTGATTCCTCAGAATTATAACTTTCAATTAGAGTATATAATGAAGCTAATTCTTTATAATTTTTTATTTTGGCACCAAAAAAAACATCTAAATTATAATGTTTTTTAATTTCGTTAATTAAATTATATTTTTGTTTTCTTAAAGTAGTACGATTAAATTTATTAGAAGATTCTAAAATAGTAGTAATTACCATATTTGCTCTTCCTTCGTTTAAAACTTTAGATTTTAAAATAGATTCGTATAATTTATATTCACGACCTAAAGAAGTTTTTACAAAATATTCTTTTAATATATCGATTGCTGGGGAGTCTCCACCTTTCAATGTGTCTGCTGTTATTTGACGTACTAACAGTTCAAAAAGAATGCCTGTATTTTTGTACTTGGAGTGTTTTATTTTCATCAAAAAATATATTTATTTATAAATATGTAAAAATTATTATTCCTTCAATTGGTTTTCATCTAATAATGATGAATCATCTTTATCATGTTCAAATACTAATTGTTTTTTATTCATGTTTTTAAACATATCTTTGTTTTTAAGATAAGTTACTTGGGCATTTTCCAAAGCTAACCCCGATTTATTAGTATCTGTTCTACTGTCTGAGGAGTCATTTTTATCAGTATCTTTCATACGTTTTGTTCCTAGCGGGTCTTTTCCAAAATTACTATCTTGTTTTCCATGATTAGAAATACTATCCTTAGGGCGACCTAAATCATTAGGTGTTGTGTCATATCCTGCTGGTACATTTCCTGGATCTGAATACATTCTTCCTTTACCATATAATGAAGCTAAATCATGAGGTGTACCATATGATTTACCAGTTTCAACTGGATCATTTCCTTCTGCTTCTATTTGTGCTAATCTAAATTTACGTTTAGCATCTTCACGCATTAAATCTCTGTATTCATCATATTGATCTTCGGATAAATGGAAAATATTATCATAAACCCATTCTGATGGTAAAATATTATCAGTTAATAATTGTGAAGCTAATTCTGTTTTAGATTTAAGTAATTCTATTTTTTCTTGTTCAAATATAATTGATGGTGTTTGCATTGATAACTCAAAATTAGTTAATGCTTCATCTTTATATCCTTGAGCGTATAAATGAACAAGTGCAATTTTATTAAGTTCTGATACTAGTATACGTTGTAAACGCTCAATAGTACGAGCAAAACGAATATCTTCCGCAGCTAAAGTAGCTTTACCTTCTACATTTTCGTCATATCCTAAAAATGCTTTAGGTATTTTTAAAGCTGCAAATAATTTATCTCTTAAATACTCAACATCTTGGATACCATCATAATCTAAACCAGGTGTAGTATCTATTTTTGTAGTTGTATCATTTCCACGAACGGGGATATAAAAATCCTCCATCATGTTTTGCATATTATATTTCAAATTATATTCTCCAGATTTTGGATCTACATAAGGAGTACGTTTCATTTGAGATATAGTTTTTTGCATAAATGCTTCTATTTCATTTGGTGGAATAGAACCAACATTCATATAAAAAATACGTTTTTCAGGAGCACGAGCAATTCTATGAATTAACATTGCATCCTCCATTAATGTATATTGTTTAAATAATTTTCTAGCAGGTTCTATATATGATCTACCATAAGGTAAGAAATTAACATCACCTATTAATCTAAAGTGAGCCATTTCATAATTATCAAAATAAATACCAGTTTGATCATCTTGAAAAGCTTGACCAGGAACTCTATATAACCCAGAATTTGAATTAACTAAACCGTCTGGGGAATATCTATAACGAATTTCTGATGGGTTATCTAAGTTAAATCCTTCCTGTCTTTCAATATGATAAGCTGTGTAAGGTATAACATTATATACACCAAACTTTTCTGATATTTCTAATTTTAAGAAAAAATCACCATATTTTGACATTTGTCTAACCCATGACCATAAGTTAAATTCAATATTTAATACGTCATAAAATAAATTATATAATATTTTTTGAATGTCTTCATTTGCGGAACGAATAGATAATACTTCGCCCATATCATTCTTTAATGTTGATTCATCTGCTATAATATCTAAAGCTGAAGCAATAATAGCATCTTGATCCATTAAATCATATTCAGAATATAATTGTGGTCTAAGATATTGATAATTTACATTAAATTGAGACCCATATAAAGAAGATGGGTTTGTAGAATATATTCTATTATATCTATCTATTAATGAATTTGTTTGTAGTTCACCACTAGTTTGAATAGTATTACTATCTATTACTTTTACTTGATTTCCACCAGCATTACGTATAATTACGTCTGTTGAAAATAATCTCTGTAGTCTACTAAATAAGCCTTTATCTGCCATAGTATATAATTATTGTTATAAATATTAATTATAGAAGCCATCTAATGTCCTCTTTTCCATCTTTTGTGTCTATGTGGTAAGGATTATCATTACCTGAGGAAAAGTATCCACCTTGATACGATGTTCTATTTACTGATATATTATTTAATGCATTTCGGGTTGCATCTAAACCCCTTTGTCTCATTTTTAATGCCGTATCTCTAATATACATAGCTATACCAAATGACATAACTAAATCATCATTGTACCCACTTTGAGCTTCTGCTCTAGCATTACGCCAAATAAATACTTTCATTTCTTCTATCAATCTTTTAGATTGAATCGTTACTCCTTTATCACTAATATATTCCTGGAACTTACCTATTACCATAGGCCTTGTTCTAGATGACATTGTAAAACCAGCTACCATTTTGGAGTGGTCTTGATATTTATCAAAATACGAACTAGCATTTGGGGAGTCACTTCTTTGTGAATAATAAAGATTAGGATATGCTCTGTCTATAGCAACTTGTATAGTTGCCCATCCTATATTAGCATTTTCTATTACTAGCATTGCTTCATTATATTCAGTAGCTAAACCTACTAATAAATGACCAAATTCTTTTGTTCCTAATTGCCCTTTATACTCAGCAACTTGTACATTATTTTCTACATCAATCACATGACAGGCAGAATAATCTTTTCCATCACCTCTAGCAACATCCGCTACTACTACATAGTCTCTAGTATAATCAGCTGATTCCCAAACCCATAAATTTTGATCAGCTCCTCTTTTTTCTAGTGGGTCTTTAATATAAGTTTTTTCGTAAAAATCTATATACTCAGGATAAAATACTATATCCCCAGAAGTGCTAAAATCACAATCACATTCTTGTGCCGCCATTCTAGGATCACCTAATAATTCATCTTGTCTATCTCTCCATTCCTGATTTCTTTCTGGGTGTACATACCAAGGTAATTTAATAGGTAAAAATTCATTTTCTGCAGATTCTGCTCTAACCCATGTTTGATGAAACCAATTACCTGTACCATATGGAGTACTTAATGCTATACATCCACCACCAGTTGCTAATGTTTGTTGAGCTGATGCCCAAATTTCACCAATATTATCAATAAATGCTGCTTCATCAATTAATAGTAGTGATACTGCTTCAGATCTACCTGCATCACTTGAAGCTGATGTTGCTTTAATTTGTGACCCATTTGTTAATCGAAGTGTTAATTTATTATTTTCAGAGGCATCTATTTTAAGCCATGAAGGTAAATTTTCGTACATA